CAATAAATGTTCTTCCATTACTTTAATATTATCTTCTGTTAAATCAGGTAATATTACCTTACCTTCATATTTAGCTTTTAATTGCCAAATCTTTCTTTGTCTTTTTAGGTGTTTCTTCTACAAATAAACTATTTCTGATTGATTCGTTTAATCCTAATATTTGTTTCTGTGTTAAATCATTTAATGGAATATTTAAGTTGTCAATGCTTTTGCCTTCCCATTCTTTTTTAAGTTTGTAAGCCATAGTCTTTTATTATAAATATAAAAGTTACTTATTTGTTTTTTAGTGTACAAAAAAAGGGGTAATAAAACCCCTTTCTTTTTCTTTTATAGAGTAACGATTAAGTACCTACAGTAATAGTTAAGTTAGCTTCATCAGCTAATCCGTCAAATGGATATTTAGCTGTAGCTGCTCCTGCACTTGCAGGTAATTGAATTAGAGCATTTCTTTCTTCTGCACCCCATTCAATAGTATAACCATTCATATCTCCCTTAGCAACACCAGTTACAACTGTACCACCAGTTACATAGCATCCACCATCTATACCTAATAAGAATACATTGTCGTTTGCATCTTGAACAAATATCTGACTTCTTGCATAAGCCATTAATCTCAACTCATTAGTCATATCGTGGTCAATCTTTTGTAAAACTACTGATAATGCTTGTGTGAAAAATGTTGTACCATTAGCATTGTCTGAATTTATAGTTACAGATAAACTTGATAAATTTTGTACTAAGTCATATTTAAATACTGTTACAGTACCACCACAACAAGACCAATTAGCAAAACCTGCTGTAGTCATTTCTGTAGTATTAATAGTAGCTGTAGCTGATACATTATTACTATAAGACTTAGCAATATAAATTGCTTTTAAGCCTCCTATAGTATCTTTACAGTCTATTAATCGTCCTCTTGTTATATCACAAGCCATATTATTATTGTATTAAAGGTTAATAAAAAGGGGGTACTATTTCAACCCCCTATTTTAAAGTGTTTTCTATGTCCAAACAGTTGAGCCATATACACCATCTGTTGCTACTGCAACTTGTACACCTACTGCAAAATTCATTGTAACTCTTACGTTATCACTTCCGTCATATTCGTAAGTTGGAATTAATCTTGCTTCTGTCCAGTCAGTAGCTAAATTAGTACCAAATACTAAGTTTTCAGGGTAAGTAAATACTATAACATCATTAAACATTCCAGGACATCTGTATATTGGGAATCCAAAGAAAGTCATATTGTCGCCATCTACGTTAAAACCTGCACCAGATACTTGACCTTGATTAGACCCTGCATTTGCTAATGCTTGAATATAAAAACCATACATTTGGTTATTCATATAAAAACCTGCACCTGCTTTAGTTAGTATACCTGAGTGGTTAGCTGCTACTGAATCATATACTTTTTCCATATGTCCTAAGATGTTAGACTTAGTTGCTGCTGCATAATCAACTTCTGTAAAGTCTTTTAAAGCACTTGCATCTGCACCTGCTTCATCTTGTGTACCATCATTAGATAAGAAACCTACTCCAAAAGGAGCTGCACCTTGCCATATTCCAATCTCTAATTGAGCTGCTGCTTTTCCTGCTACAACTTGTAATAAGAAGTCAGAGAATGCTTGAGGTAAATTACCATTTCTATCCATTCCTTGTCCCATCCAAGTTGGGAATACAGTACCTCTGCAAATTTCTTCGTTTACTTTTAGGTCAGTTAGTGTTAATACCTGCTCAGTAGTAGATATATTAGCACCATCACTAAATGAACAACCTGCTGCTACAATAGGATTAGTAGAAGCAATATTGTTAATTACTGCACTTTTAGTTAAACCATCTATTGTTCTTACATATCCCTTAGCAACTGTGTCAGGACTTCTTAAGGCAGCAGTCACATAAGGCATAGCGTGTATTCCTGCATAAGTATCACCAGTAATAGTTATGTCAAATTCACGTTTTTTTGATAATTGAATTTTATTCGCCATTTTTTTTTATTTTAGATTATTAATGTAATATGCTACCCTCTCATTAGACGATAGTTTGCTTAAATTAGTAGATGTTGTATTTTTATCTCCTTCAGGATTGTAGCTAATGCTGTCCGTTGCAGGCTCTTTTGATAATTCTACTATCTTACTATTTAATTCTTCTATTTGTGTCATTAGCTCACTAATAACATCTACAGACATTTCTGTCTTTTCTTCTTCTTTAGTTTCAGCACTTGCTTCTACTTTATCAGCTTTTAAATCAGCTATAGCATCTTCAAGATTTTTGATTCTAATTTCCATACCTTTCCAATCTGCAACATCAGCTTCTTCGTGTTCTGCTAATGTTTCTTCACTTGCTTCTTCTTTATTTTCTTCTTCTACAGATTCAGCTTCCTCGCCTAAATCTTCTATTTTAGAATCATCACTTACAACTAATTTATTTCCGTTCTCCATTGTATAAGTACCACCTGCTAATGCTTCTGCTTCGCCCTCATCTCCAACTGCAAATACTTTAGAGCCAATCATAAATTGGTCATCTTCGGTAGCTATAATTCTACCATCGTTTAATTTCATTTCAGCGTAAAACTTCACGCTATAAGATTTTTCTATTTTATTCATTTTTAATAAATTTAAGATTTTGTCTATTGTACCCATAACACTAATAAATATATATTGTTTTAAATTGTTTATATCTTTACCTTTTTACTGTTCTGTTTTTAATAGCTGCACAGACTTTAGCAGCTGTTTCTTTGTTTCCGTATTGTTTTATCTGGTCTCTCATACATTCATCCCAAGAATATTTTAACATAGCTTGTTGCCTTGCATAATTAACATATTCTATTGTCTTATATTTCTTCTTTCTTTTTTTCTTACCTGTCTTTGTGTATTGTTCCTCTTTTACTACTGCGTCAGCGTGAGTAGCACAAGGCATATATAAAACTTCTCCATTGATTATATGTTTATGGTTACCTTGACAACCTTTAAACATTTCAGCATATATATTAGCTTCTTCTTTATTTCTAAATAATGGCTCACCATCTAAAGTGGCTACTGGGTTTAATTCATTCTGTAAAATAATATCTTTAATTTTACCTAATGTATATTCATCAGGACATTCTTCACAAGTTTCGTCTAATATATCTTTCTTTTGTTTAGATGCTTCTATTATCTTGTCAGTAAACCAACCTTCTATACTAAAACCTCTTACTTCTTTTGCTTTGATTTTCTCCCATATATCGTCGTTACCTTCTGCACTTACTTGTACAAACCACGTTCCGACTGGCATATTTTCAAAACCCCACATATTAGATTTATCAAATTTTTCATCTTCTTTAATCCACGATTCTACGACAGTTAAACCCTCTACTGCTTTATCGTGTTCAAGTGTATGACTATTGTTTCTTAGACTTGCCATAAATAGCTTCTGAGCTTGTTTAATAGTTTCTTTAGTAAAGAACACATCATACTCTTCGTTATTGTCTTTGTCAAGTCTATTAATCTTTTTATCTGGTATTAATACTGCACCTACTAATTGTCTTTGTTCTTCGTCTAATTTAGCAAGTGTTAAAAAGTCTTGATTAAAGAATACGAAATTTTCTTCTATTGCAGGAAATTTAACAACACTAATAGCTTCAACTCCGAACATTTCTGCGGTCTCATCTATGATTAATTCTATAAGTTTTTTCTTTTTCTCCATAACACTAATATATATAAATATTCAATTTTTGTTTATAATGTAGCTTGTATTTCTAATTCTTCTTGTAATGCTTGAGCATTGCTAATATCATTTTCTACTACAAAGGCTTGTACTGGTGCTGTTCCTCCTAATTCAACTGCATCTATACCTTCTAAGTTAGGTATTAATCCCCCTGCACCTATTCCAGTAGGCAAGTCTACATCTGCTAATCCAGCACCACCACCATCTCCTGATACTCCTGGTAATGACGTGCTACTTATTTTTTTAACATTTGATAATCCAGTAGCTACTATTCCTGCTGCTGCTACAGTACCAAATATTCCACCTTGTGCTAATGCTTTATTAGCTGCTTGGTAGGTATCTATAATAGAAGAAGCTATTGCTAACGCTTTACCTGCTTTAGAATTTTCGCCTAATGCAGAAGCAATTTGACTCATAGAATTAGTTACAATAGCTACTTTTTCAGCTTCTTGTTCTGCTAAAGTATTGTTTAAATCTGTTTGCTCTTGTAGTAAAGAGTTTATATTAGTTAATTGCTCTGCTTCAAAACCTTTTACTTTAGCTTGAATTGCAATTTTTTCTGTTTCTAACGCAAAAATCTCATTAGTTAATTCTACGCTTGTACCCTCTAATTCTATTCTTTGTTTTAATGAAGCAATTTGTGCGTCAACAGCTGATTGTTCTGCTGTATTTTGTTCTTTTAAAACCCTGCCTAATTCTTCGTTTGCTTCTATTCTTTCTGCTATATCTCTGCTTACATCATCTCTAATTGCTCTTTGACTTTCAGCTTCTATGTCGTATTGCTCAATTAATCTTTGTTGTTGTAAAGCTAATAATTCGTAATTCTTTTTAGTTTCTGTAATCGCTTTACCTTGTTCAATAATAGAATTTACTGTTACATCTTCAAATGTCTTTTTAAATTCATTTTGCGCTACTGTAGCAATAGTTGTTATTTCGCCTACAGCTTCTGTAAAATCTCCAACAATTTCTTTACCACTTTCAATTAAAGCATCTTTAGTATCTTTTATTGATTGTTTAGTGTTTTCTATGTTAGTAGTTAATTCTGCAATTCTTTCTACATCTTTACCTTTACTACCAAATATTGACTTTTCCCATACTAACTGCAATGATTGAACGCCTAGCTTAATTCCATCAAAAGCTAATTTAAAAGGCGTTAAAGCAATATCTAAAACATTCTTAGCAACCCTACCTAAAGCATCAAAATTTTCAGATGATTGAGCAATTGCTGTATAAACATTAATAATAGTATCTGTTAACAGTTTAAATACAACCCCTATTGAATTAAATACTATTTCTACTCCGTCAGCTATCTGCTCATTCTTCATCATTGCAGCGGTAAGATTGTCCACTAATTTCATAATTAAACCAAACCCTGCTGCTTTCATAGCTAAACCTACGCCACTAAAACCATCAGCTAATGACTTTGCGCTTTTTTCTGTTTTTTTAGTAGTATCGTCTACTTCTTCTACATCTTCTTTTAACTCTAATAATTTTTTTAAAGCCTCGTCCATATCAGCTTTAATAGAGATTGTTTTTTCTATCGCCATATCATTCTATATATTTGTTTAAATAATCGTTTAAAACTCGTGTGATGTTCTTGTAAGCCGTAAGCAAAGTCTAATTCTTTGTCTTTATATTCTATTAATTGAAGATGGTCTATACTGGGTATAATAACCTTGCTTGTAGCTTCTATATATTTTTTTAATTCCATAGTAAATAATCTCCGTTTTGGAATTGTATATTTCTTCCATTTTGGAATAATGCCCAATTCTCATCATAAGTTATTGTTAAATTGTGTAGCCTTTGTATTGCAATATCTGCTGTTAATGCCCATACCCTTTTAGTATCTGTTTGACTATCTTGTAAACCAAATCTTAACACATTACCTGAAACATCAATATATAAAGTACAAGTTGTTAATACTTCTTTTAAACTCCATTCTACAACGCCACCTGCTACACCTATTTGTGTTATCGTTCCATTTACATTCTTGAATGCTGTATGGTATGCAAAAGACTCTGTTATACCTACTACATAGCTTGAACTTTTTCCACC